GTAGGTGCTGTTCCTCCAGCCCAATCAACTGACCCCGGCCATGTTATGGTTCTTGCTGAAGAGTCCTGAGTGACCTTCAAAATAAAGGTACTAGCATAGCCACTAGCAGCAGGGTTGCTGAACGTATAGGTTACGTTCTCACTGAGCGTATGTGTAAACACTGTCCCCAGATTCAGGTTAAGGGTTGCGGCATTACTGCTGGAGCTAACCACTGTGCTTTCTTCTTGAATACCTGCGTCAAACTTGACTACCTGATTCTCATCAATGTGTATTGCAGGGGTCGTACCTACCGTAGAACCTACACCAATCAACAGGTCATCTGCGGAATCATCTAGTGCTACGTAAAAGTCTTGGGCGTTCCCGTCAAAAACCAGCTTGCTGTCCACAGCGGCTGCATCGCCAATTGTAACAGCGTCATCTGTAATGGTCAGGACGCTATTTGTGCCTACAGTAGAGCCTTCTCCAATTACCAATTTATCTGCGGAATCATCGAGACCTATATAAAAATCCTTGGCGTTCCCGTCAAAAACTATCTTGGTATCTTCCGCACCAGCATCACCAATAGTCAATGTAGGGGTTGTACCCTTCAATGCCATTGTCTGGGCAACTATATCGCCTGTTGTGCTAGAGGCTGCTTGTCCTACTCCAATGCTCTGGGCGAACTTAACATCTTGGTTTTCATCAATCTCTATAGCAGGGGTTGTACCAACTGCCGATCCAAGGCCAATGACTAGATCATCAGCGGAATCATCGAGGCCAACGTAGAAATCTTGAGCGTTGCCATCGAAAACTATTTTAGTGTCAGCGGCTGCACCATCGCCTACTGTTACCGAATCATCGTCAATGGTAAGTATCGAGTTGGTTCCAACGGTAGATCCTACACCAACTACCAACTTATCCGCTGAGTCATCAAGACCAACGTAGAAGTCCTTGGCATTGCCGTCAAAAACTAGACTTGTGTCTTCTGCCCCTGCGTCACCTATTGTGAGGGTGGGGGTTGTGCCTGTAATGGTTACATCACCGCTAAATGTTGCGGCTCCTGATGTCAGGGCATCAATAGCAAGGTTTGAAAATACCTGTGTGACTGTAGCACCTGTGCCACCACCATTAAACTTTAGTACAACGTCTTTGCCATTAGGAATCTCAAAATCATTTGAAGCGTTGTAGTTACCTTGGAAAATAATAACTGAACGGCTTCCAGAAAGACTGTTACGCAGATAACATATCTTTTCTGAATTGTTTGGAGTTAACTGGACATATGCTGTTGAACTGAGATCACCTCCGTCAACGAACTCGATAAACTTATTTCTTCCATTCGAGCTTGAGCCATCAGTAATCGGGAGGGCAGTGGGAGAGCCAGAAGAGCCAGCACTAGATAGTGTAACAGAGACAATACCAGTAATCGCTTCATCCGTTAAATCCCAGTTGGTGTTAGTGGTATCACCCCAAGTACCTGACTGTTCGCCAGATCCTATCTTCTCGATACCTAAAAAATCTGTATATGAACTTGACATATTTTATATCCTCTACGCAGCCTCTTCCCAATTTGGACTTTGTGATGGGCTAATTGTTGACCAGCTTGTTCCTACATTTGGACTAATTTGCACCCAGACTACAGAAGTGCCTACTGCTCCAGTAGCCGAAACCCCTGTAACCGAAACTATTGTTTGTGGAGCTACCGTGACAGAACCAACAGCACCAGTTCCAGCAATACCTGTAACTGAAGCAGACGCATCACCTTCTATGGTGACACTACCAACTCCTCCTGTTCCTGCAATTCCTGTAACAGCTACAACCGCAGATCCAGTAGCTGTAACACTTCCTACACCACCTGTGCCAGCAACCCCTGTAAGACTTACAATTACATCGCCTTCAAAGCTAACGCTACCTACCGAGGCTGTAGCACCAGCAATAGCTTGGTCTACATTCCAAGAGCCACCGTTCCAGCTTTGACCAGAGCTATTCCAGCCAATATAGGTGGTTAAAGCATCTGCCATCAGGCAATCCTGATAATAGCGTTACTCGCGTCAGCAGTTGGAAACTGGACTGTAAAATCTCCACTTGTTGATGATTTGTCAGCACCAAAATCCAAAACGCAAACGGTTGGATCTCCACTGGCACTGTCATTAAATATTAAAGCGCCTCTAGCCGTAATAGATGATGAACTAAAGGTTACGTCAGCAAAATCTGTAAAAGCCGTAGTGCTGCTTGTGGTTGGGTCTACTCTGGTTAAAGAAGCCCCTTTTGCCGTATAGCCCGTACCACTTACCTCATTGCTAGTGGTATACGCAGTAGTAGCCGCAGTAAAGCTGGCACTATTGGTATACAAGGCAATATTAAAGGTGTTGCCACCAGAGTTTTTAAAGTTGTGTACAGCCTCCATTAGCTCTTTCTTGAAGCTGGTACACATAAAGTTTCCGCTAAAAGCCATCATAGCCTCCTGATTATATTAGCTAGGCCGTCATCTCCAGCCTTTAACGCTTCGTTATACAAATCGGTTTTGTACCCGTTAATTCCTTGCCTGACATAAAACTCAATTACTTTCTGTATGTTCTGTTTGAACGCATTAGCTTGCTCCCTTATCAGGGGATTGGCGCTTTCTGATACAGAAACAATCTTGTCTGCACATCTTGAGGCTACCTCTTCTGGAGCAATCCCTCTTTGATGTGTTGTGTGAACCCCTACAGAACCTACTTCTACCTCTCCTAGCGAACCAATCATCCTCTTATGTTCCTAACCGCTCCAGAACGATAGCTATCTGTAGTATCGTAATTTTCGCCCAGATTCTTGAGCTTGCCTAACGCATCTTCATATCTTGCTATGTACATCTGCATAACGTCTGCATCACCCTTCAAGAAGGTGTATGCTTCAACCAGGCACCCATAAAACAAGGTTGACTCTGCATTAGTGCCTAACCAGCTTGTACCACTTGATGCCGTAGTAATTGATTCTGGCTTATAAAAGTAATGAAGCTCTACCGTGTAGTTTGTTGTGCCAGTCAAGTAATTAGGTGTCGGTGCTAAAAGAAAATTAGATTCATCAAATATTGCGTAATACTTTGGCGTTCCAGTCGTTGAAGAAGCAGGGTATGCTTCTCGTATAAAGTTTACATCTTTAAATACAAGAAACTCGTACCCAGTATTATCCACAGACAAGGAATACGGAGCCAGAAAATCAGATGGCATAGAAAGATACTGGTTTCCCTGAGATGTATTACCTGTTGCGTTTTTTCTAAAATCAGGCAACTGAACTGATTTAAGTATTCTGTCTTCTGCTTGCAGGATAATAGTAGGAAGATTATTAACGAAAGTAGTTTCCGTTGTCTCCAGATAGTCCTGCAAAGCATTCTTTAAAGTTGTGAATGTCCACGCCATCAGCTTGTACTCACTGTTACTTTGCCTACCTCGCCTTTTATATCAAGGTTAAGCGTTTCCGTTCCATAATCTGTTGATCCTCCACCTACTGGATCAAATGCAGACAATGATCTGCTTTCTGCAAAATTTTTATCTGGACGAGGATTTCTTAAAGCCTGTGCATCGCCAACCCTGATTTGCCCTAGTTTATATTGTGGCTGATCTTGGTCAACTACATCCCTGCCTACACGCAAGCCGCTATCCCTTCCATTAACAATCTGTGGAACAAGCTCTTTTAAGGGATAACGAAAACCAGTTCTGTCGCAAAACCCAAACGCTTTTTTGCCTTCTGCAAAACTGCTCATACTATGTTGTAACCTCCAGGGGTAACATAAAGAGCTGCTTTTTCTCTAAACGCATCAGATACCATGTTCCATTGCTCTTCATAAATTTCTTTTAAAGCAGGAACGTATTGAGCTGATTCTGGACGCTTTAGTGCAATATTATACGCTAACCCTGAAACCAAACAGGGGAGATAACGATCAGGCACATCCATGTTATTAGACGCTGGCTTTCCTGCATCTTCTATTCTTTCGAGATAATAATAAACAAGGGTATATGTTTGCTGGGAATCAGGAACAGGCCATAAATTAAAAGTTATATTATCTGGAGATCTTTGCACATAATATTGCAAAGGTCTTCCTTCTGTTAACTTGTTAGTAAGATGAGAATACTGAACAACAGAAATTCTTTCCATTGTTAAATCTGATTGATTGCTTGTATTTCCAACATCCGTTCTTAAAGACGCTTCAATAATTTCTATTTTTTCTGCTGTTAAAGCATAGGTAGCTGTTCCTGCCGTTAATGTTTGAGATGCGCTTTTAACTGTCCATAAGTTAAGACCACGGTTTTGCCACTCCAGCATAAGAAGATCAAGGCTTCTTCTTGCTGTTCTGTAGTCATAGCCACTACGAACCTCAAGACCAGCCCTTTCATAGGCTTCTTCAATAATATCGCCTATATCTAACGTAAAATTAAATGTAGTGCTAGTAGCCATTAGGTAACAATTCCTTTAGTTCTGCCTCTTTTAGCAAGACCGTTTCGGCATTTGGCAGGTTTTATTTTTCCGCCATGCTTAAATTGTGTTTTTTTTGGTTTGTTTTTCATCTTCTGGGACGCAAAGGCTTGTCACCCCCTTCGCTGCCTTTTCCTCCTGCCGCTAGACGTTCTGCTTCTAGCCTTGCTTGTTCTTGAAAATATTTATCAAATTCTTTCTGTCTAGCAGCATCAGCAAATGCTTGAGCTTTAGATTTTAATGTTGGATCATACATTGCATACGGATCGTAACCTTGCTGTATCTGTCCTCCGCCTTTTCCTCCTCCGGCTCCACCTTTTCCACCCATTTGTGGTGGCGGCCTAAAAGAAGGATTGTACATGCCAATGCCGCCATATCCTTGCTGTGGCGCACCTTTCGATGGGCCTCCCATTACATTATAGGCACTATAGGGGTTAACATTAAAAGGATCTGGATATCCCGGCCCCGGCATTCCAAATGTTTCTGGTTGCCCGTAAAAACCAAACGCTGGAGCGTTGTTTCTGAAAAATGAGCCAGTTGTTTGGGGGAAGTATGGTCTTGAGTAGGGACTGCTATACGGATTCATGTAGCTAGTTGTAGCGTAATTTGGAGTCATACCCATTGAAAGACCGCCTTTACCTTGCATCCCCATAGGTTGCCTGTAGGAATAGGGGTTCATTCCATAGCCGCTAGTCATCATGTCTCTCTGTATTATGTTTTGCACAGAATAAGGAGAGCGACCAAACCCACTAGGCTGCCCAGATGGAGTAAATCCGCCTTGGTTGTCATACATCCCGTAAGGATTATATCCTTGCTGTGGCGCACCTTTCGATGGGCCTCCTGCCATTCCGCCCATAGGAGGACTGTATCGTGGGCTAAGTTGCATTGGGCGAGGAAAAGCCCCTTTAACAATTCCATCTGTTTGACTCTGACCGAATTGCTTGGGTTGCACGGTAGACAGGTATTCTGAAAGCCCACTATAGCGAGAAATCATATCATCCCCGTAGTTTCCTTCACCTAGGGTAGATTGAATAGCAGGTCTGTCAGAGGGTGTAAATCCTATATTCTCAAAACTTGCTGTTTCAGGATTGTAAACCACATTATACATTCCTTGAGGATTATAACCTTGCTGTAATGCGCCGCCCATGCCCATACTTTAACCCTTTTTCTTTACACTACGGTTTTTTGCTTTCGTAGTAACTTTTAAATTGTTTGATTTATTGTTCATGGGATTTCTATCCTTATGATGAACGTCTTTCCCATCACCTTTTTTTGCTTTGCCTGCTGAAACCATTTTTCTGCGAGCGGCATTTCTCCCAGCCCTTCTTTTTTTTTGCTTTGGCTGAGAGTGGTACTCATCATACTCCTTGCGATAATTTCGCATCACTTCTTCTTAGCAGTTTTCTTTTTAGCAGGGGCTTTTTTAGCAGGGGCTTTTTTAGCTGTTGGT